ACGCTGCCATTTACCTGGGCGACGGACTCATCTTGCACCACCTGCAGGGCAGGCTTTCCAGTCGCGATGTCTATGGCGGCTACTGGCAAAAGATCACCACCCACACCCTGAGGCATGAATACCAGCATGGTCACGATCCTTCTTCTCGGTGAACTGGGCAAGCGCTTCGGGCGCCGCCACAAGATGGCAGTCGTGTCAGCCGCTGAGGCTGTGCGCGCCCTGTGCGCCAACTTCTCCAGTTTCGAGCGTGAGCTGGTGGCCTCGGGTGAGCGCGGGGTGGGCTACCGGGTACTGGCCGGGCGTGATGCTTTGACCCTGGACCGGTTACACGAGCCCAGTGGCCAGCAGCGCATCACCATTGCCCCGGTCGTGTCCGGTGCCGGGGGCAATGGCTTGGGCCAGATTCTTTTGGGTGCTGCGCTGATCGCCGTGTCCTGGTGGAACCCAATGGGCTGGGCGGCGGCAGGGTCGTTTCTGTCGCAAGCCACCCTGTATTCAGTGGGCACTTCCATGATTTTGGGCGGTGTGGCCCAGATGATTGCTCCAACGGCCAAGGCGCAGGACCCGTCCGAGCGACCTGAGAACCAGCCCAGTTATGTCTTCAACGGGGCGGTCAACACCACGGCGCAGGGCCATCCCGTGCCCGTGGGTTACGGCCGCCTCATCGTCGGTTCGGCCGTGATCAGCGCGGGGATTGATGTGGACGAGACCGCAGTATGAACCCTCCTGAGTCTGGATTGATCATTGGCGCAGGCGGTGGCGGCAAGGGTGGAGGCGGCAGCGCCCGTGTGGCGCAGGAAGCGCCGGACAGCCTGCGCTCCAAGGCTTATGCCCGGGTGGTGGACCTGGTCTGCGAGGGGGAAATCGAAGGGCTGGCCGCTGGCCTGCAGTCGGTGTACCTGGATGACACCCCCATCAAGAACCCTGACGGCAGCTACAACTTCACCGGCGTCACGCTCGAAACACGGCCTGGCACCCAGCAGCAAAGCTACATCCCTGGCTTCTCCTCAGTAGAAAACGAGGTGGCCGTGGGCGTGGAGTGCAAGGCCAACCAGCCTGTGGTGCGAACCATCAACGATCTGGACGTGGATGCCGTGCGCATCAAGGTCAGCATCCCGACCCTGACGCTGCAAGACACCACCAATGGAGACCTCAACGGAACCTCGGTCAGCTACGCGATCGACGTGCAGGCGCGCGGAGCCGGGTATGTCCAGATTCTGGCTGACACGGTCTCGGGCAAAACCACCTCACGCTACCAGCGCAGCTACTACATCCCTTTAACCGGCACCGGTCCCTGGGATGTGCGCCTGCGCCGCATCACTGCCGATTCGACCCAGACCAGCCTACAGAACAAGACGTTTCTGGAGTCCTACACCGAGGTCATCGAGAGCAAGCTGCGCTACCCCAACAGCGCCCTGATGGCACTGCGGGTGGATGCCTCTCAATTCACCTCAATTCCTCGGCGCAGCTATGACCTCAAACTCCTGCGCGTCCGGATTCCCTCGAACTACTTTCCCGAGACCCGCTCGTATGCCGGGGTTTGGGACGGAACCTTCAAGGTGGCCTGGACGGACAACCCAGCTTGGTGTTTCTATGACCTGGTGACCAGCACCCGCTACGGGCTGGGCAGCTTCATCCCCGAGTCGCAGGTGGACAAGTGGGCCCTGTACCGGGTGGCCCGTTACTGCGACGAACTGGTCCCCAACGGACTGGGCGGCTATGAGCCGCGCTTCACCTGCAACCTGTACCTGCAAAGCCGCGAGCAAGCCTACAAGGTGGTGCAGGATATGGCCTCAATCTTTCGGGGCATGGCCTACTGGTCTGGCGGAGCAATCACGGTCACTCAGGATGCGCCCCAGGATCCCGTTTACCAGTTCACGGCTGCCAATGTCATCGGTGGCGAGTTCGCCTATCAAGGATCGTCCGCCAAGGCTAGGCACACCGTGGCCCTGGTCAGCTGGGTGGATCCGGATGATTTCTACCGCCAGAAGGTGGAATACGTCGAGGACATGGCAGGGATTGCCCGCTACGGCGTGGTCCAGGCCGATGTGGTGGCCATGGGATGCACGTCACGTGGCCAGGCCAACCGGGTGGGCAAGTGGCTGCTGTATTCCGAGCAATCCGAATCGGAAATCATCACTTTCCGCACAGGGCTGGAAGGCGCTGTTGTTCGTCCCGGCGATGTCATCAAGGTTGCAGACAGCAGCCGGGGTGGCCTACGCTTGGGTGGACGCATCGCTGCGGCAACCACGGTGAGCGTCACGCTGGATCAGGACCTTCCCGCCGGTTCGTGGCGCATCTCTGTGCTGCTGCCCACGGGTGCGGTGGAGGAACGCCAAGTCGGATCCCTCTCTGGACGCACGGTTGGTGTGACCAGCGCATTTTCCACAGCGCCTCAGGCGGGTGCCATCTGGGTGCTAGCCTCCACGCAGGTGGAAGTCCAACTGTTCAGGGTGGTTCAGGTTGCCGAGAGCGAGCCTGGCATCCACGAAGTGACGGCGTTGGCCCACAACCCTGACAAGTACGGTGCGATCGAGCAGGGTCTGGCCCTGCAGCCGCGAGACATCACAGTGCTTTCGAGCACGCCTGCAGCGCCCACGGGCTTGGTGGTCACCGAGAGCCTGTACCGAGTCAAGGACCAGGCCCTCGTGCTCATCCAGGTGGGCTGGGAGCAGGTCTTCGGCGCGCTGGAGTACCAGGTGAGCTACCGGGTCAATGGCGGCAACACTGTCACCTTGCCCCGGGTCTCGAGCTCCTACCTAGAGATCCGCAACGCCGAGGCTGGGGACTATGTGTTCACGGTGAGGGCGGTGGGAGTGTCCGGCAAGCTCGGAACCTCGGCCACCCTGAGCCAGGCCATCCTGGGCAAGCTGCAGCCCCCGGACGATGTGCAGGACTTTGTGGTCCTGCGCCGCACGACCGATTTGATGCTGAGCTGGAGCGCCAACACCGATGCCGACTTGGCCGGGTACGAGGTTCGCGTAGGCACGGGCTGGGATGCGGGCACTCTGGTTGGGCAGACCGCTGGCACCCAGCTTGTGCATGATCAAAGCGAATCGGGACAGTACAACTACTTCATCCGGGCGTTCGACACTTCGGGCAAGTACAGCCAGCACGTCACCACCTTTCTCTTGACTCTGCTGGCACCTGCTGCGGTTCGACAGTTCGATGTGGTGCAGTCTGCCAACCGGCTGGAGTTTCGGTGGCTGCCCAATGCCGAGCCCGAGGTGGTGGCCTACGAGCTGCGCGAAGGCACGGCCTGGGACACCTCGATTTTCATTGCCGAGGTCAAGTCAAGCAGCTTCACGCTGCCCTCGGGCTTTGATGGTGAGCGCAGTTTCTGGATCAAGGCGATCGCATCGCCCGGCATCTATTCCGATGAGGCCACCTTTGTCTCTACCGTGGTGGCCCAGCCGCAAAACGCCAACCTGCTGGTCACCATCGATGCCCAGGCCACCCGGTTCCCCGGGGTGAAGCACTTTGCCTCGGTCGAGTCGGTCAACAGTGAGGATGTGCTGCGCATGGACAGCGGCGTGGCGCAGTCGGAGTACCTCTTCGAGGTGAATCTGCCCACCAGCTACCGGGCCCAGAACACGCTACTGGCCAGCATCGGGGCCACTTTGGACGACCGAGAGACCTGGTCAACGGCGAACTATGTCTGGAGCAGCAATGCGGCCAAACGGCAGTGGACTTATGACGGTGCTTTGAAGAGCATTGAGGCCCGGTTTCAGATGGCGCGTGAGGATGCGCTGCAGGCCGGAGAGCTCTATGGCTGGCGCCTCAACGGGGCACTGTCTGGGTACGGCAGTCCGGGAAGCGGAGAAGCCGTTGGGGTGAGTTATGGCGACGGGCGCTACGGCAGCGGGGTGCTGGTCAAGGACACGACCCGGGTGTCCTGGGCCGTGAGCATCCCCGGCATCTTCCATGTGAGCTTCTGGTTCATCCCCAACCAGATCACCACCTCGGTCATCTGGACAGCCTCCGGATCAGGGGTGAGTTTGCTGGTTGGCTTCGATGCGGTGGCGGGTTCCTTCTTCCTGGAGGACCAGCTCTTCAACCGGATCGTGGTGCCATACCCCGTGAACGTCAGCGACCGGATCTGCCTGGGCGTGTGCCAGACGGCCACCGAGCGCAGGCTCTTTGTCGGAAAGATGGGCGGTGAGGTGCAATGCGCCAGCAAAGCATTGGCACCCACAGCCGGGTACACGGCACTCAAGCTTTATTGAACGGGGAATCCCCCAAACACGGGCGCTGCATCGCAAGGTGTGGCGCCCATTTCATTTGCAAACCCCAAAGAAAGGGAATGACCCATGATGGAAGAGGGCATGAGCATCAAAGGCTCGATTACGCTGGTGCTGGCCAAGCCCACGGGCGAGGTCGAAGTGGTCCACAAGGACAACATCATCGTCAACGGCGGCTTTGACTTCGTGGCCGACGCGATTGGCAACTCGGGCAGCCGACCTGGCGTCATGGGCTGGATCGCAGTGGGCACTGGCACCACCGCTGCTGCCGCAACGCAGACCGCACTGGTCACCGAAATCAAGCGCAACGCGGCCACTTACGCCCACACTGCTGGCACCAAGGTGTTCACCTTCACGGCCAGCTACGCGGCGGGCGACGCCACCGGGGCACTCACGGAAGCGGGCGTTTTCAATGCTGCCACGGCAGGCATCATGTTCGACCGGGTGGTCTTCCCGGTGGTGAACAAGGGGGTGGACGACAGCCTCACGGCCGTCTTTACCTTCACCATGAGCTGATCGGGCGCCTGAGATGGCCGAGACCGTCAACGTCTCCAGCTCCCCGGGGCCCAATTACAGCTGGTCCTCAGGCACGTTCACCTGGGGGAGTGCCACGGCAGGCAAGAACTGGTCAACGGCTTACCCTGCCGTCTACGCCCTGAGCGTGGCCACGGACCTGAGTTTTGCCGAGCTGGTTCAGAAACTGGGCATCAAGCGAAGTTCAGAGACCCTGGCCTTTGCAGAAAAGCCCAGTCGGGCGGTGACCCTCAGCAAGTTCGAGACCTTGAACTTCGTGGAGACCTACACCGACCTGATCGCCTTCGTGCTGCGTTTCGTGGAGTCGCTGACCTTCTCGGAGAAGTACGCCCGCTCCGGCACCAAGGCAGTGTTTGAGGTGTTTCAGGTGGCCGAAGGGCTGGCGCGGCAACTGGCCCTGCGCAAGTACGAAACGCTGGCGCTGGCCGAGACCTACACGGACCTCATTGCCTACATCCTTCGCGTCGCAGAAAACCTGAGCTTTGCAGAAAAGTCAGCCAAGGCCATGACCAAGCCGCAAGGCGAAAGCTTTGGCATGAGTGATGCGCTGGCCCGCTCGCAGGTCAAACGGGTGGCCGAAGCCTTCTCGTTTGCTGAAAGCCTGGGCCGAACGGTTGCTTATCGGTTGGCCATAAGCGAAGGCTTTGCCATCGCCGAGGCGCTGCGCCGGGCCCAGACCCTGAAGCTCAGTGAAGCCCTGAGCCTGGCCGAGCAGTACCGGCGCCGGGCCAATGGGGTGATCAGCGACATGATCGTGGCCAGCACCGAGATCACCGCGCAGGACTTCATGGACATCCTGGAGTCGGGCCATCCGCCCGGGTACACCAACTTCCGGGATTTCATCCAAGGCGACTACACCTACCAGCGAGCACTTTTCAGGGCGATCCTGACTTCGAGCAACGCGGACAGGGGCTACATCGATGGCCTGCGCGTCACGGTGGACGTGCCTGATGTGTTTGACCGGGGCACGGCGCAGGTGGTCACAGCCGCCAATGGCGTGACCGTGGTGTTCACCAGGCAGTTCCGCGTGGCACCTGAAGTCACGCTGACTTTCAAAGGTGGCACGACCATCGCCGTCCCCCGAATCCTGGGTTCGGTCTCCATCACGGGCTTCACCGCTGTTCTTGAAAACACCTCTGGCACACGCGTGACCGGGGCCATCTCCTGGGTCGCACAGGGTTACTGAAGAAACCAAATGCAGAACTACACCGAAATCCCATCCTCCACGACGCTCTCGGACTCCTTGTCCCAGATCCTGAACAACGACAAGACGGCGTTGTCTCTCTCCAGTGGGACGTCATTCCCGACCGTGAACCTGCAGCAGGGCATGCCGTGCTTCAGGACCGATGAGCAAAAGCTCTATGTCCTCACCGTGGTCAGTCCTGCCACGTGGAAGATGGTCATCGACCTTTCGGCCGCCGTGGGCAAGGTGGCCAATGCGGACCTGCTCGACGGAATTGACTCGACCGGCTTTGCGCTGGCCGGGCACAACCATGATGCGGCCTATGCCGCGCTGGGCCACAACCACAACGCCACTTACCTGGGCATCACTGCCAAGGCGGCGGATGCCGACAAGCTTGATGGCCTGGACTCCACGGCCTTTGTGCGATCGGTCAATGGCAATGGGCCAGATGCGAATGGCAACTCCACTGTGCCGATCGATCTGTCCAGCCGGGTGGCCAAGACGGGCGACACCATGTCTGGCACGCTCACGGTGCCGCGCCTACAGATCTCCAGTACGGCCAACTACCTGGACATGGTGGACCAGGACTGGGGCACGCGTTTCTTGCACCACAACCAGGGCCTCATGGGATTTCTGAAATCCGATGGCAACTGGGACATGTACATGAACAACAGTGGCCAGATGTGGACCGCCAATTACGGCTGGCTGCACGACTACTTCTTCAGCACCATCGCCAACTGTTTCATCGGCAACTGTCCGGGCAACACGGGAAACTGCAGTCCAGTGAGCAACAACGCGACATCTGTAGTTTCCAACTGCGGCAGTGCATCTTTTGTCCGCGATGAACTGGTGGACAACGGCAGCCAGATTGCTGTCCGGAGAACCCAATACAACTTCAATTGCAACTGCAATTGCAACTGCGATTGCTACTGCTAAACCAGGGAGCCACATGAGCACAGTGAACAAGATCTTCCCGGCCCCGGTGCTGCGCATTCAGAAGCTGCTGAGTGCCTCGGAGGTCGCTCAGGCATCAGAACTGGCCCTCAAAGCCAATGAACGCCTGAACGACCACCAGGTTCCATATTCGCGCACCTACCGCGACAGCCTGGACTTCATGTATCCGGAGTACTTCAAACCGATCTTCCGTCGTCTGCGACGGCACATCGAGGACGAGTTCAAGTGCAACGTCAGCAGCATGGTCGGACGCGAATCCATCTTCCGCTACGGCCAGCACCTGCCGTTTCACACCGAGCCACATGCCGATATCTCCTGTGTGCTCTGGCTCGATTTCCCGGCCAAGCCTGACCCCACCAAGCGCGACTACTCGGGGATGTTCTGCCTGCACAACCCACACCTGCTGTTTGGCGGCCGTGCAAGTGGCGTGTTTGGCAACATCAACCACATGGAAATGCCTGCGCCTGGCGATGCGTTTGTTTTCCCATCGCACATGCCGCATTTTGTCTTCCCGTACAACGGCGAGCGCCCAGGTGTGGAACTTCACTTTGAAATGCTCGCGGAGGCCGCATGAAGCTCATTACCTTCGGCACCAGCGTTGACGAAAGCAAAGCCGTGCGGGTCGAGAAGACCGCAGACGGCTACACCGTTTCATTTGCTGCCGCATCCATCGACATCGGGGAGCACTTGTTCAAGCAGGGCGAACTGCAGTTCCTGATGTATGGGAAGCAGTATGAAAACGAGGTCATCGGGATCGTGTCGCAGCGTGAATACGTCGACAGCCGCGATGGCCTCACGATTCTGGCTCAGCACGGCCTGACCGATGGCCTGGGCTGGTTCTA